GATGCACCTTTGCGGGATCGCTACGGCGTCAGGGTCGAAGGCCAAAGCATGGACTTGGTGTACCCGCCTGGCACTATTCTGGAATGCGTCAGGTACTGGGGCCGAGAGCCTATCGCTAGCGGGCGGCGAGTGATCGTGCAGCGCCTGCGCGATAACGGCGAATACGAAACCACGGTGAAGGAATACGTCGAAGGCGCAGACGGCGTGGTGTGGTTCGTGCCGCGATCCAGCGACCCATCGTTTCAAGCATTCCGATTCGGGCAGGTTGAACCCGGCATTTCGGCGGCGGAAATTGTCGCAATCGTGGTGGCCTCGATCCGCTACGAGACTTAAGGGCAAAAAATAATCCGCGCATGATGCAGATTGCACTTGCCATGATGTGATGCATAGTGCACTAATGATCCCACAGCGGCACCCCGCCGCAGGGATTACGACGATGGCACAGACAACATCAGATCTGATCGGCGCGCTGGAATATATTCTGCCGCACCTTCGCGAACTGGCTCGCATTGAAGCGCACGCTAACAAAGGTAACCCGACCCACGGTCACCACGCACAAATCTGCATCAACAACGTTCGCAACGCATTGCTTGCCGCGCAGGTGGCAGCATGATCACCATCCACGAAGTTCGCGAGAGCTACGGCTCTGATTGGTACGTTTACGCAGGCAGCAAGCTGGTCCGCGTCTGCCCCTCGCTTGGCATGGCGCGCGAAGTCGCCGCTGGCCTCGGCGGTGCAGCATGAACGCCATCACCATCACCCCCGCCGCCAGAGCGCGCCACGATGCTCGCAAGTTGGCAATCGCGATCCTCGCAGGCCTCACGCGCCCCTACGGCACCGGCTATTACACCGCGTCCGATTGGACCAAGGCGGCGCAGTATCTGATCGACACCGATGACACCGACGAGATCATTTACATGATGGCGATGGAAGACGCTGTCGAACGCGGTCAGGAATGGACGCAGGCCGATTACGATAACGATGACACGTATCGTGGGGAGTGCTGGGCATGAGCAACCAAACCCTCATCCAGCGCGCCCGCAATATTGCAGCGGAGCAATACATCCGCCAGCAGGTCAAGCGCCCGACCCCGGATGCTACCTTGACCCAGTGGGCCAAGCACATCGAAGAATACTCTGGGTATTTGCGGGATGGTTCATTTGACCGCGAACGCGAAGTGCAGATCGCGCTCGCCGCTCTTCGGAGCGTCGCAGCATGAGCGCCCCGGTCACTTCCGCCCAAGCCGTCGGCTACTCCTACGCCTGTGTCCGTGATGCGCTCGACGCGCTGGCGGTAGGCGACAAGGACTTTGCGATCTGGCGGCTGCACGGCGCGATGGAGAAGCTGACCGCAGCAATGGCCCCTGAACTGCTGCCGACGTTTGCGCGGCTGCACTCAGAAGAAGCCCATTAAGTGCGCGCCGCTCTCCACCTGATCCGCAGCCACCCGCGCGAGTTCTGGCCGATCCTCTGGGTCGTGCCGATGTTCGCCGCGATGTTCACCCTCGTTTGGATTGTGACCCCATGCTGATCCACCACCTGAGCCCACCCCGCACGCTACAGCCCCAACCGGGCCACCGCGCATATACCACGCCCCTTACCGGATACCGCCGCCCGCCTGTGGTGCGCGAGCCGATGCTGCCGTTGGAGAACCGCAAGTGAACGCCCCCGCAAACGTCCAGCCGTCCATCGTTTCCGCGCTCGCTGCTGCGCTGCCGGAACTGGAAAGCGCGAAGAAGAACAAGGCTAACCCCGCGTTCAAATCAAAGTATGCCGATCTGGCCGCTGTGATCGACGCGCTCGAACCGATCCGCAACCACGGCCTCTGGTATCTCCAGCGCGCCATCGAAAACGAGAACGGCGCGCAGATCGAGACGATCTACATCCACACCAACGGCGAGACGCTTTCCGCTGGAACCACGTTCATGCCCGCCACGAAAAAAGACGCGCAGGGATTCGGATCGGCACTGTCCTACTGCCGCCGCTACGGCCTTCAGACGGCCTTCGGGCTGGCCACTGAGGATGACGACGGCAATGCTGCTGTAAAGGCCTCACAGAGCCGCCAGAGCGCGCCTGAGAAGGTCAGTGACGCGCAGTGGGCCGCACTGGTCCAGCTTGTCGAGACCACTGGCACCGACGCTGGGAAGCTCTGCCAGGCCTACAGCGCAGGCAGCTTGAAGGACTTCACCCCCGAACAATTCAACCAGGCGAAAGCCATTCTGGAAAAGCGCCTGAAGGAGAAGGCTAGTGTTTGATCAACGCACAGAAGGCTGGCTGTCAGAGCGCACCGGCAAAGTCACCGCTAGCGCCGTTTACAAGGTGATGGCTAAAACCAAGACCGGGTATGGTGCCGATCGGGCAAACTATCTTGCCGAGCTTGTCACCGAGCGCCTCACCGGCCTGCCGGTTTCCAGCTTTAGCAACGCGGCGATGCAGCACGGGATCGACACCGAGCCGCAAGCCCGTGCCGCCTATCAGTTCCACCTTGGCTACAGCGTCGAGGAAACTGGGTTCCACCCGCACCCGTTCATCGCGATGTTCGGCGCGTCTCCCGATGGCCTGTGCGGTGATGCTGGGCTGGTGGAGATCAAGTGCCCCAACAGCGCCACACACATCGAAACGTTGCGCGGCGGCAGTATCGCCAAGAAGTACATGCTCCAGATGCAAGTGCAGATGGCCTGCACTGGCCGGGATTGGTGCGACTTTGTTTCGTTCGATCCACGGATGCCGCTGGAACTGCAACTGCACAGCCAGCGCGTGATGCGCGACGACAAGCTGATTGCCGAGATCGAAGCCGAAGTCGGCGATTTTCTGGCCGAGGTCGATGCCACGGTGGCCGACCTTCGCGCCCGCTACAACATGAAGGAAGCAGCATAATGGCTACACGATATGACGCTTGCACCCCCCGCAAGTCCAAGGACGGCAAGACGTTTTGGCTTAAGATCGGCAGCGGTTGGCAGTCCGATAAAGGAATGCAGATTGTGCTTGATGCACTGCCGATGCCCGACACCGAAGGCCGGTGCGTGATCAACCTGTTTGAGCCGAAGCCGCGCGATGGCGGGCAGCGCGTTCCTGATGGAAGCCGTGGCGCACCGCCGCAGTCTGATAATCTCGACGATGATATCCCGTTCATTTCCTCCAACGGAGTTTGGTGACATGGCGACAGCTTTCAAGCAGCCAACATGGCTTGACCTATGCATAGAGCGCGGAAGCAAAGAGTTTTTCTCCACAGCCGTGAACCTAACCCCGGACCTTGCAGCAGACTTGCTTGCGCGTAATCCGGCCAATCGCTCAATTAATCAGGCGCGCCTTGATTTGTATTGCGCCGATATGCTGGCGGGGAACTGGTCGTTCAATGGTGAGCCTATTATCGTTTCCAACGATGGCCGCATTACAAACGGGCAGCATCGTTGCGCCTCAGTCGTTAAGACCGGCGTGACGATTTTGACGGCCATAGCGTTTGGCGTTGATTTTGAAACTCGCAAGACGACCGACCAGCTTCGTCCCAAACACGCGGGCGATTTTGCTGGAATGGACGGTATTCCGAACGCGCAAGGGATTGCGGCAATCGCTGGCATGGCTGCGGCATTTGACCAATCGGGTTCAATTAGCAAGCGCGCCATGACACCTGCGCAAATTCTGCAATACATTAATCAGAACCGGGAAGCATTAGAACTTAGCGCCTCATATGCTCATGCACGGGTCACGCGCCTTAAGAATGTCGCGCCTGCATCCATCGTTGGCTTTTGCCATTATGTAACCCGGCGCATTAATGCTGAAGCCGCAGACGAATATATTTCGCAAATCGTCACAGGGGAAGGGCTTGGTCTAACAGACCCAGCAATGGTTGTCCGCAATCGTCTAATCAGCTTGGGTCGGGCGTCTCGCGCTATTAAGGCAGAAGTTATTTTGCACGGATGGAATGCATTCCGTCGCGGTCAATCGCGCACATCCGTTAAGGTTCTCGGCAAGATTCCAGAGCTTGTTTGATGCTCCCGGCCCGCATCAAAAAGGCCCCCAAGCGTTCGACCCGCTGGCGCTCGCAAGCACACTGCACATTCGTCCGCAGTCATGCTTGCAGCGTCTGCGGATCGACGGCGGGAATTGAGGTTGCACACGTTCGCAATGGTTCAGGCGCTGGCATGGGTCAGAAACCTTCGGATTACCTCACGGTAAGCCTGTGCCACGACTGCCATGTTGAACAGCACAGCGTTGGCGAGGATTCATTCTGGTCGCTGTTCCGCTGCTTGCGCGGGGTGACGGTCGATGAACTGATCGACGCATTCTGCAAGGCTAGCCCCAAGGCCGCTGAGATCAAACGCATCAGACAGGAAGCAGCATGAACGCGCCCGCAACCATAGACCACGCCATTGATGACGCCGAGCGCCTGTTCATCGAAGCGGGGCAGGCCAAAGTCCGCGCCGAGCAGCTTGATTATCGCCGCAAGTCGGTTCGCGCCGCCATGTTCATCAAGCACAAGGCCAGCGTCAAAAGCGCCGCCGAAGCTGCCGAACTTGCGGAGTGCGACCCGGTTTACGAACTGGCCAAAGAGGATTGGTTTGCCGCTGCGATGGAGGCTGAAACCTTGAAGGCCCGAGCCGAAGGTAAGCGGATGCGATTCGAAGCCTGGCGCACAGCCAACGCCACCAAACGCGCACAAATGAACTTGCGCTAACCAGTTTCTCCAGGGAACCGGGCGGGCTAATAATCCGCCCGGTGTTTTTCGAATGACCCTCATAACTGAAGCTGAGGCAGCGGAGGCGCTCAGGGTGTCGCAGCGGACCTTGCGCAATCTGCGGAAGGCGGGGATGATCCGCTATATCCGGCCAAGCCCGCGCAAGGTGTTTTACACCGCCGAAGATTGCGCTGATTATCTGGCCCGCCATACCCAGCAGGACGCCCCACCATGTCCCTCTACAAACCCGCGAAAAGCCGCTTCTGGCACTTTGACTTCCAGTTCCAAGGTCATCGCTATCACGGCAGTACGCTCTGCACATCAAAGCGGGACGCGGAGCGGTTTGAAGCCGAGCGGCGGCGGAAGGTCGCTCTAGGTGAAACCGTCAAGCCAACCATCACGATCGACCATGCGTGCGGTGCCTGGTGGGAAGCCAAAGGCCAGCATCTGCGGAGCCATGCAACCGTGATCTACCAGCTTACCAATCTGGCTGAAGGGCTGGGCAAGAACCGCCCGATGCAGGACATTACCTTGGCCGATCTGGACGCCTACATCGCACGCCGCCGTGCCACGGTGAAGAATGCCAGCGTGAACCGCGAGACGGCCCTGCTGCGGCGTGTGATCGAATGGAACGGTGCGCGCGGGAATGACATGCCGGTGATCGCATGGAAAGAGGTCCGGTTGCGCGAGGCCAAGCCGGTTACCCGCACGCTGGCCGACGATGAACAGACGCGCCTGTTTGCAGCTTTGCCTGATAGCCTCAAGCCTATCGTCCAGTTCGCTTTGCTGTCAGGCCAACGCAAAGCCGAGATCGTGACGCTGCGCTGGGCCGATGTGGATCTTGGGCAGGCCCGCGCGACCGTATGGGCCAAGGGCCAGAAGCCGCACAGCTTTCCGCTCACGCCGTCGCTGGTGGCGCTGATCGCCAATCAGCCGAAGGTCTGCGCGCAAGTGTTCACCTACGTTGCCGAGCGATCAAGCCCGCGCCGTGCTGACCGGGTGCAGCGGATCAAGGGCCAGCGGTATCCGTTCAGCGCGCAAGGCTGGGATCGCAAGTGGCGGCGCGCGTTGGCTGCTGCTGGGATCGAAGGCTATCGGTTCCATGATAACCGGCACACGGCAGCAACCCGCACCGGCAGCGTTGAGATGGCAAACGTGCTGCTTGGGCACTCCGATATGCGGACGACCCAGCGGTACTTCCACACCCGCGAGGAGGATGTCCGTAAAGCCATGATTGCAGCGGAGTCCCGGAATAGTCCCGAACCAAATGCACCGACCCTCGAAAAACCAAGGAAAGCCGCCAATGATTGAGGAAAGATTGTCTGCTCCCAAAGCAGATGCGCTACCAGGCTGCGCTACTCCCCGACCCGCAGTTTCCCTAGGCAAAGCCGCCGTTGATGGCAACCCCGCAGGTGCTGTTTGCGGCAGTGAGCGGCAGGACGAAGCAAGAACGGGCAACGGGAGTCCCGGATTATCCCATAACCTGCCTGCCCACCCCGACCAGAGGAGCGCGGTATGAGCGAGAACCCGTACCTCATCACCGGCCCAGCGCTCATATCGTTCAGCGGCGGCAGGACCAGCGCCTACATGCTCAAGATGATCCTCGACGCGCATGGCGGTACGCTGCCCGACGATGTGCATGTGACCTTCGCCAACACTGGCAAGGAGCGCGAAGAGACGCTGCGGTTTGTGCATGATTGCGCCACCCATTGGAATGTCCGCGTCCGCTGGCTGGAATGGCGCACCCGGCGCACGAAGGACGATGACGGCAACGTAGTGCCGTTTGACGCTCGATATGAGGAAGTTGGATTTAACAGCGCCTCGCGGGATGGCAAGCCCTTTGCCGATCTGATCGCGGTTAAGGGCTATACCCCGAACGCTGTCACCCGGTTTTGCACTTCGGAACTTAAGGTCCGCGTGATGAAGTGGTTCATGCAGGCGCAAGGCTATGAACACTGGACCAATGTTGTCGGTTTGCGCCACGACGAACAGCACCGCGTTGCCAAGTCGCGCGCACCGAACAAAGATCGCTGGGTTACGGCGCTGCCGCTGGACGACGCCAAGGTGAGCAACCGCGACGTTCGCGCGTTCTGGAATGCCCAGCCCTTTGACCTGCAATTGCTGCCGTTTGAAGGCAATTGCGATGCCTGCTTTCTCAAGGCTCGCCCGAAGCTTTGGGAAATCGAACGCACCGCGCCGGGGACGTTGCAATGGTGGTCAGACATGGAAACCGGGCCGGGCAAAGGCCAGTTTGTGACCGAGTACAGCTATGCCAGCTTGATGCGCGATGTGCGCCGCCAGCCTGATTTGTTCAACGGCGGATTGTTCGACTTCGATCCCGACATGGACGCCGAGTGCGGGACTTGGTGTGCAGGAGAAGCCGCATGACGCGCGCCGAAACTCTTTCCTATTCCGTCTCCATTTTCATTGCCGGAGATTATGCCAAGGCGCTGGAATTATGCCGCGCGTATTGCGACGAAACCGGGTTTTGCGTCACCGTCACACCGACAGCCTATGTCTACACTGGCGGGCAGGAATCGGGCGTCATCGTCGGTTTGATTAATTACCCGCGCTTTCCATCTGAACCGCGAGCGATTTGGCACCGCGCCGATGAATTAGGCAAGCGCCTGTGCGGCAGCCTTGGGCAGGACAGCTATACCATACAAGCGCCAGACAAGACCGTGTGGTTTAGCCACCGGAACCCCACCAGCCCGAACGATGGAGGTGAGTGATGGGTGACGATCCGAAGTTCGAGACGCGCGCCGATCTTGAGAAATGGGCAAAGAGCACTGCCCAATGCGCTCAGGGTCACAAGCCTAGCATGATCGCTGCGATCGAACGCATCCGCCGCGTCACCCTGGCGCATGTGCATTTGAAAGGATGATGAACGTGGACAGTGAACAACTCGCCGCGCTGAGTGATGCGGCTCTAGCAGCAGACGAAGCCCGAGCCGAGGCCGCAGAGGCGGATAAAGCCTTTATGGCAGAAGTCATAGACCGCAACCTCAACGAACTAGCGCAGCGTGACCAAATCATTTTTGACTTGCAGGCGCAGGTCGCGCAGTTGCGGGAGGCGTTGACCCGTCAAGCCGACAACATGGCCTTTGTGCTGAACCATTTCGATGTGTTCGGGCAGTGGTACATTAAGTTCAGGACTGAACTTGAAGAAGACCGCACAGCACTAGAGGAGCCAGACAATGGATGATCTGATTGAGCGGTTGGAGGCCCGTGCGCGCAGGACAAACTTGAACGTATCCGATGGCGACCTGTTCCGCCAAGCCGCCGCCGAAATCCGCAACCTCCGCGCCGAGCGTGATGCAGCGCACGCAGCCGGTCTTGCCGAAGGTGTGGCGCTGGGGATTGAGGCGGCTGCGGTAGCCTGCGAAGAGCAGCGGGATGCTTACCTGTCGCCGCAATATGCGACCGGACAGCCGCTATCGTCGATCATGGAGCGCATGGCTTGCACAACGTGCCGCGATGGCATCCGCAACCTCGACCCCGCCGCCATCATTGCAGCGCGGGCTACTCTCGAAGCGACTTAGCCCACATATCTGCCGCGTTCGCGCTATCGGATTTGGGCTTGGTCGCAACGTCAATCAGGATCAAGCCCATCCAGCCTATCAACGCGTCAATGCCATCAGGTAGCGGCGCGCGTTCCCGCATGATGTGGGCAGCACGCTCTAGCAGGGCAATGCCGGTCGTGCGGGATATACCCTGTAGGCTATATCCGTGTTCTATACCTTGCGGGTTATCACTCATACTCTGCCTGAGCGTCTAGATGATCGACCGTGTACGCCTCGCGCGCTAACTGCTGCTGGGTTTCGTATTCATCGGCTATGTGCTTGGCGTCCGAGCCGAGCCAGAAAAGCAGGGACCGAGTGTTCATAATAGCCGCCCTTTCTCCCGTGCAAAGTCGAACGGGTCTTTTGCGTTCTTTTTGAGATTGCAAGGCGCGCACGCGATGACCAAGTTATGCGCTTCATGCGCCCCGCCCTTTGACAACGGCACGTAGTGGTCAATGTGGAATAACTTAGCGCATTTGGTGCCGCACCAGTAGCAGACCTTTTTCTGCGCTGCGGTCCATTCGGCAAGATCAGCGCTGGATATGCCCGCTACGGTCCAATTGCGGCGTTTGTGGGCATAATTATGGCTGATAGCTCGGCGCTTTTCTGGATTGCGCTTGGTCCATGCCTTTGCCCGCTCATTAATCATCACGGTGTTAAGCTTGGCATACGCCCTATCATAGGCGCGCTTTTGCTCGCGTGTTGCCTCCTGATAAGCTTTCACATAAGCTTGATATTCCGGCGTGTGCTTATTGGCCTGATAAACTTCGCGCTTTTCGGCTTTCCGCTTTTCATGATGCCGCAGCACCGACGCGCGATTGATCGCCGAAACGCAAGGCTTACAGGAACTGCGATAACCATCTGCCATGCGGCTGTTTCGAAAGAATTGCGATATGGGCAGGGCTTGCTTGCAGGCTGCACACAGCTTATTCGGCTCAGTAGCCATTCGAACGCTCCTTGTTCGTGTGGTCAGGGCCGGGCGCTGTTGACGCAGCGTTTCCGGCCCGCTTGTTCTACACATGTTCAGGGCGAAAGGCAAGGTCACGCCGCTTCTTCTAGCTGCGTAATGCCGCAGCGGATGCGAAGCACTTCGCCATGTTTCCTGCTGTAAACAATCGCCTTCATGTCGCGCCCGGCTCGATAGCCACTGTGCCGGTGCCATGCGTCACCCGCAGCCAGTGTCCGGTGCGTCTCGACCGTGCAGCCTGGATGCTCTTTTAGCTGGTCATGGTGGAAATGCCCGCAGTGCCAGACGCGGAATTTAGCCGCTGCCCATTCCTCTGGAACGTCTGTTGCCATGATTAGTGGAAGATCGTTTAGCTTGGCTCCGTCGCCATGCGTGGAACCTATCAGCGTTCTGCCAAAGCGGTGGTAGTAGAAACTGGACGGGCTTGCTTCGATAGTCACACGCGGCTCGTTGTGGAACCAGCCTTGCAACGCCAGTGTCAGCATTGATGCTTGATGCGGATCGTGATTGCCTCGATTGTTCCGCACGATCACATGCTGATGCTTTTCGAGCAGGCGGCGAATGCAACGCACCATCGCCGTGATCGCAACGCGCGCAATCTTTTCAAAGCGCCCGTCAACGTCCAGAGGCGCGGAAGAACGCGGGGTGCGGTTTGTGTTGTTATCCGCGTGGAACATGTCGCCGAGATTCAGGAACAATGCGGTTTCGGAATTTGGCCCACATGTTGCCAGCCTATCGACTGCATCAAAGGTCAATTGCTCCGCGATTTTCAGGTCAAAGTTCTCGCCTACTTCTTCGGACCATGTGAGAAGGCCGAAATGCGGATCGCCGACAGGAATGACGGTCAGGAGATCGGCATCACATACGCTTGGTGCAGCGACCGGAGGCAGGCAGGCGAACGATGGCTCCAGAATGCCCGCCACAGCCTCCCTGAGAGCCTCTAGCGCGTTCTCGGTACTTGGTGACTGCCTTTCCCATGTGCGCTCTACAGAGCCGTCTGCGGACCGCTGGATCGTGACCTTGCCAATGGTGAAGCCCGGAGCCGTGCCGCTTTCGAAATGTCCCGGCGCGTAACCCTTCTGTGCCGCGAATGCTTTCAGCCTGCGGATGGCCTTGCCGAAGGCATCGTGCGCTACACCTTCAGTGCGCTCTGCGTCTCGGATGACATCATAGCGGGCGAGGATGGTGACGATCTCGCGTTGGCGAGGTGTGGCGTAGTCAAGGAGCTTGGCGTCGAATTGCACATTCTCACCTCGTTGCCGTTGATCCGGTTATTTCGTGAGCGACAAAGCCCATTCATGCGCGCCTAGCGCGTAGGTGCTGGCAGCGGTGCAGGCTTGCACATCGCCTGCGGATACCATGACGGCATCGGCGGGCATGTCAGCAGGAACGCTGGCACTGCCACCTTGGGCGCTGGAAGCGGGTCCGCTGGCAACACGCGAAGGGGTTTCGACGCGCACCCGGTGCAGAGCAATATAGCTGTCAGCAAGGCCGCGAGCGTCCGCCAGCTTAGATCGATACGTTTGTTCGGATGCATCTGCTTTGCTCCTGTAAGCGGCCTCTGTGGCTTGTAGCGCGGCAAGGGCCTTGGCTTGGGCCTGTGCCTGCGCATTGACGTATGCGGCCTTATCAGCGGCTCTGAGCGCCTGCTCTGCATGGTAGGCGTGGCGGTAGTGCCAACTGGCAGCGATCAGGCCAAACACTGCCAGAGCGCCAGCAATGCCAAGGCCGAACCGCCAACGTGCGAGGATGGGAAGCAGCCCGATCATCCGCTGCGCTTTGCGTTCACCGACCACGCCGCGATGACAGTGGCGATGGCCGTGGCGAGCGCGGCCTGTGTCGCGAGATCAAGACCGGCGAGCCAGCCCTTCGCTGTGGCGAATGCCAGCGCGGCACCAGCGAACGTGCGGACAACGCCTGCGAGTTCTTCCTTGGACATGTTAGACTCCTATGATGATGAGGATCGCGACAAAAATTAGCGCACAATATAAGGCACACTCCTTGGCGGCACGGATGGTCTGAGCGCGCGTCATGGCAGCATCTTCAGGCAAGCGTCCTCGACCCGGCCCACACGCGCATTCCAGCCCTTGCCGAAATGCCAGAACGTCGGGAGCGCGCGGTAGTATTCCCGGCGCGCATCGCAGTAGGCTTCAATGATCGTGTCGATGCCCTTGCGCATGGTGTAGGCCTGCACCGCCTGCAATGTGGCGCGCCCGATCTGGCCGTCCTTGTCTACGCCGACAATGCCCTGAAGCAGTTTGGCAGCGCGTCCGGGTCCTGCATTCACTGCAAAGTCGAACACGGCCAGCCCGAGCGCATCGCCCAGCTCGTCGCCCGCTACCTTGTCCCAGTATCGAGACTTATACAGCGGCGCGACGGCCACCTGTGTAAGCCCGCGCATGACCGCTTCGGATGCGGGCTTGCCGGTCCAATCCGCCCACGTTTTAGCCGTGACGCCCAGATTGGTTACGCCACCCCTATCAAGCGGGTCGTTGACGTAGCCGCCTTCCTCTTTGAGGATGACTGCTAGTGCATCTGAAAAGGCCATCAGTGCCCCCCGCCGAAAATGAGCGCGCCAAACTTCACCACCAGCCCGCCGATGATCCCGCCGAACGCCACCAGCATGGCGATGGCGCCTTTGCGCTGGTTCTCTTTGGCCTCCATCTGCGTCAGCCGGTCGTCGATCCGTTCAAGCACCTTCTCGATCTTGGTCAGACGTTCGCCCATAGAAGTCATGGTCCCCCGCAGTTCGCCAAGGCCGGTGTAGAGATCGGAGTGATTAGGTGCGTTCATCACAGCACCTTGTATCGGAACGAGCCGATAACCGCGCTGGCCGTGGTGGCGTTGGATAAGTAGCGGATCGTCGCGCGGTCGTTGGTAACGTCACCAAGCACGATAGCCGCGTTCAACGTTGCGTTCTGGCCACCTGAACCCGACCCGATTATATCATTTGGGACTGCGATATTGGAGGCGACGGGCAGTGTCATACCGATGTCGGTCTGCGTCGCAGTAAGCGCAGGCGTGACAGCGATATTAAACCACACCGTCACGTAAGCGCTGCCATTCTCGCGCGCCCAGAAGCAGCGTGTGACCGACAGCGAACCCGCGTTAGCCACGTTGGTCAGTGTCGGCGTGTATTCACCTTCCGCACGCCCGCTGGCCGAGATGATCCGCCAACCGCTGTTGGTGGTGTCCCACCGCAGCCATACCTCCTTGTCGATGCTGTCCAGCACGATAGGGCCGGTGGGCAAGCGGATGTTGCCGCCCGAAATAAGCGTGATGGCCCGCGAATTGGATGCAGTCCGCAGGCCGAGGATATACCCGTCCGGCAAAGTCGAACCTGTGGCCGCGTTGATCGTGGCTAGGTTGTCCGTTGCCGCCGCGCCTTCGGTGTCCATCGCATAGTAGGCCGAACCGTCCCGCAAGGTCAGAACGTCCGACACGATGCTGATCGTCACGCCGCGCGGGAATGCCAGCGACCCCGCAGTGAACGAGGTGATGGGGTTTGTTCCGGTCGCCGGGATCGAAGGCAGAGTGCGAACGCGGTATCCGTTCTCAGCCGCGATCACATAAATGCCATCAGGGTAAAGCGACATGCCGTCGCCCGTTGCCTTGGTGACATAGGTGTATGTCATTTCCGACAGCGGCGCGGTTTCAGCCCCAGCGTCGGCCATGCGGCTGAACACGTAATCAAGCCGGTTTGTGGATGGCACGGCGTCGGCGGCAATCGAATAGCCCGGTGCAGGCGCGTAGGAGGTGTTGGCCGTGACCAGCGTTGCGCCCGTCTCCGCTACCGTGCCGCTGTAGTTGAATGCACCCGGCCCGATGCGCGTACCGGCGTCCCAAGCGGTCGTGGTGGCGTACATGCCATTGGTGGGCGTATCGGTGCCCACTGGCCGCAGATAATCCGCCTGCGAATAAAGCTTGCCGCCCGTGTTGGCCCATGCCGCATAGAGCGGGGACACCGTGCCATCGTCCAGACGATAGGCCGCCATGACATGCACGTTATTGATCGAATGGACGTAGGCCAGCGCGCCGACACGCGGGGATCGCTGCGAAACGCCGTCGAACACGTTGCGGTCCAAAGTCACGGACACAATGATGTTTTGGTCAAGCGCCGTGGCAGACCATGACGGAGCCGGGGTCTGTGCCGAGGTGGCGCTAGAGCCGATGGCCATGCATTCAAACTGATGCCGGAACATGCAGCGCGAAACCGTGATGCGGCTTTTGGCAGTATTGGCAACGCCCGTGCCTGAACCCACGCCGGTTGCGATAAAGGTTGTGCCGACAGTGTTGTTTGCCGCGCCTACAGCGGTCCATGTGGTAGTGCCCGCCGTAATAATTTCATAGCGAACGCCGGGGACAAGCGCATTTGCCGCAACGCCCACATTGACCAGAGCGCTGGTGATGTCGCACGCGCCGTCTGTGTGGTCAGTGAACGTGCACTGGTCAATCCACACCTGATCGCACAATTCAGGCCGAACCGAGAAGCCGTCCTGCTGATAAATCTTGCCGTAAACGCGGATGATATCGGTCGAAGCAACGCCCGCCGAGGAGGCCATGGCCTGCGAGGACTTGGTGGCCGACGCCGATAGGATATAGGTGCCGGTTCCGCCCGTACCTGTGCCCAGCGACGCGACCGTGCCGATCACCGCGCCTGTGGAATCGTAAACCGTCTGGCCAACCGCCAGCGTGCCGGATGCCACTGCCGAAACCGTGAGCGTGGTTGTGCCCGCCATGCTTGCGGTGAACACGGCGTCGGACAGAATGATGTTGCCGGTCGAACCATTAGGCCCGCCGCCACCCGTCACGCTGTAGTCAACGCCTTCCGTAAGGTAGACGAACTTGTTCTTGGTAATACGGAGGTCACTGGACGCGAAGAACGGGAACGATACGGCGAAGGTTGATTGCCCCGCCGTAATGTTTGTGTTGGCCGCGCTGTATTCGATGAACTGGTTATCGACCGCCGTGTAATGCGGGTAGCGGAATGTCGAGACGCGGCGGATGATCTGGTTTTTGCCCGCGAAACGGAACATTTCCACATCGTTCAGCGCGCCGAACCGCCAGTTGCGCCCCGGAAAATCAAGCGTCACGTTGTCAAAATCGAGATAGATGCGGCTGCGCAGTTGCACCGTGTGCTGGCCCACCGGGACACCGATAATGCGCCCCCCACCGTTGGCCTTCGCCTGTGCTACCGCCCACCGCAGCGAACCCGTGGTGTTCACATCGTCGCTATCATTCCACACCTTGTAAACGGTCTTGCCCGCGCCGCCCGTGGTGCTGGCCTGCAATGCAAACCCGCGCATCTGCGAAATGTCGGCAGATTGGTCCAGGCATTCCTGCCAAGTGCGGGCGAAGGTCTTGGGGCCGCGCACAACGGACAAGGCGCTGCGTTCGTATAGGAGTTTGTAGAGCGTGGTTTCGGGGGTGCCGACAAGGGCGGAACCGCCAGTTGCCGCGAGATTGGCCAGCGTGACGTAATTGTCCAGATTCTGCGCCGTCACGTTGTCTTGCGTGTAGATCGTCACATCTGCGCTGGTCTTGAGCGTGACCTTATATGAGCCACTCCAGAAAATGACCGCTTCACCGCGCGCATCAAGGATGATCGGGTTTGTGTTCGGAACCGTGCCAGCCGTATCCGTATAGGTTGCTTGAGGCGTGCTGGTGCCTGCCGCATACGTGTAGACCTTACCCCCGACGAGGGGCTTGCCGTCGCTTCCGAAGAATTGCGCGCGGGGATTTGGCAGAAGGGGCAAGCTCATGGTATGGTCCTTCGTTATCGCAACGATGGGGTTTCAGTTGAAAGTCTGGCACGTCCTGATTTTGTGTTACCTCTTGATGGCCGTGCAAAGACCTGTTTGGCTTAAACGTTCACTCTTATTGCTGCTGCTGTTCTTTTCCGTCGCTTGCCACCGCGGCACTAGCGACGTTATCGTTCAAAGGCGTTGCGACCTTAACGCGCTCACCGACTGCTGAAATAGCAACGCCGATTTTAGCCAATATTGCCGCTTCTTGTTTGCTGCCCTGCGGAGTACGGGCCAGCTTAAGCAGAAGGTCACGCACCGGAGCAGATTCATAAGCGCGGGCAAGCAATCCTGTGCTGCCCGCAGCGATTGCACCGCCACTTGGCCCCAGCGCAGAGGTGAATGCACCGCCGATCAGATATGGCACCGCCTGCGCACCCGTTGTCGGGTTGACATTCGCAACGCCTGCTTGCCGCGTGGCATTGATAAGCCGGGTCAGCCCTTGGACCGCCTGCGCATCGTTGCCCTTGAAGAACACGCCGACGCCCTCACCCAGCTTGCCAACTTCGTTGACGAACCGTTCGGGGCTAATAACCGCGTTGCCGTCAGGGCCGATTGATTGCGCCTTTTCCATAGCCCGGTGGATGATGGCAGATTGCGCGCGCGAACGGCCAACAGGCGAAAGGTTCTGATAAAGCCGCGCCACATCGCTTTTCTTTGCGCTGAAAAGCATTTTGGCGACGTTCTCGGGTGTATCTTCGCCGGTCTTGAGAACGCTTTTCAACGTGCTGTTATCAAGCTCACCAGCCATTGCCGCCAGTTTGGAGTTAGCGCCGCGCCACGTTTCCAGAGCCTTCGGGCCACCCATATTGCGGATGTAAGTGCCCATTTCCGCACGTAGCGGCGCATAGATTTTATTGAGCGCCTTTTGCCCGTCGCCTTTGATTGCGGCTAGGCTTGGATCGGTGAACAGGTCGCCCAGCAATTTGCGGTTGCCTTCGATCTGCTGAAGGGTTTTGCCCTTGGCAAGTTCAGTTTTGAACGATTCCAGCTTGGCGACAACCGGCGCGTATGCTTCCGAGTTGATGCCTTTGAGCGTGGCGATCTGTTCGTCGATCTTGGTCAAAGTGCGGTCCACCGGGACATTGCCGGGGATGCGTTCAATGATGCCGTTCTTGGCCGCTGTCAGCTTGGCGATGCTGCCGCCGCGTGTTGCGATAAGGTTGTCGGTCACTTTTTCCAAAGCGCCAGGATTGCCCGCGCCGAACTCATCAACAAAGTTTTTGACCGCTGCCACGCGCTCGCTAGCCTGTGCCGCACGAGGCCCGCTTGTGCCTGCGAGGGGTATCTTCTCGCCAAGTCCACGCAGCGTTTTGCCAACAATCGTCTTGGGCGGGATAACATCGCTGGTCATAACCCGAACGCCGCGTTTAGCGCCCTCGGCCACAACGTTAGACGGCGCAACAGGCGGGGCCTTGGGAAATGAAGGCGGTGCCGCTTTGGCCGCAGGAAGGAACTTGTTGGCGGGGCTCACCATGCTTCCCGCGAACTGAGAAAGAGCGCGGACAGTGCGCCCGGCCCCATCCTGCGGTGTAGGCGCGACGGCTTCGATCCCGCCGCCTAGTGTGGCAGGGTGCTGCAAGCCTCGCGCGTACCGATCCGATGTGGCGGCATAGGACGGGTTGCCAGTTACCATACTTGCCAGATGCCCAGCGCCTTGCACGCCGTATCCTGCCGCAGCGCCTAGAGCGTTTGTGCCCATATCGGCCAATGACACAACGCCTTGTGCAAGCCCCGCAACCGTGTTTTTAGCCGCATCAATCTGTTGGCCTACAAATGTCTGCGGCGGCTTAGGCGCTGGTTTAGGCTTGGCTTTTGCGGGCGCAACAATAGGTGCGCTTTGCCATGCTGGCGCACTGCTCTTTTGAACGATTGGGGCGTCTTGCCAGCCCATTACGGCTTGCGCCTTACATGACCATCGGGGCCGATGAACTGCGCACCCGATGGCAGTTTTGCATAGTCCGCATCGCCGCTGATCTTGGTTGGGCCGGTGTTCGTAGGAGCATTCGCGCCAAGCGCACGCTGCTTATATGTCGTGAGGTCGTGTTTGATTTGGTCAAGCGAAGCGGTAAACTCATCTTCGGGCATGGCCGTATCAAGCGCGCCAATAGCTGCGGTCAGCTTTTCGCCTTCAGCGTTCGATAGCGCGCCCATACCCTTCATGCTCTGCACCATCGGCAGAAAGACCTGCGCTTTGAGCGTATCTAGCCGCGCCTTGAAGCCCGCCGCACGCGTCCCCGAGAACGGCTTACCTGTGAACCCGTTAACTTGGAAATAGGACGCTGGATCAAACGAACTGCCGACCATAGCGGAGAAACCCGGATGCTTCTTAAGCTGGTCAATGCTGCCGATGGCCCGGTCAAAAGCGTCCATCGCGCTTTGTGAATAAGCGGGCGGCACAGGCTTTCCTGCGGGTGGTGGAGATCCGGGAGGCGTGGCCTTTTCAGGCTTAGTCTTTCCGCGCAACTGCTCGCCCTGCCCACCCATTGCTGGGTTATCACCACCCGGCCCACGCACACTGAAATGCACATGATTGCCCGTGCTGGTGCTACCAGAGCTTCCAGCGGTCCCGATAGGCTGCCCAGCGCGCACTTGCTGGCCTACCTTGACGTTGTACCCGCCGAGATCGGCATAGCCCGTCACCGTGCCGTCAGCATGGCGAATGCGCACCGATTGCCCGCCGCCGTGTGCTGTATCGTTCCAAGCCGCGATCACCGTACCATCCGCCGCAGCGTTGACAGGCGTTCCAGCGGGAAGCGGCACATCGACGCCGTTGTGGAAAGCCGATGCGCCGGGTGAGGGAGGTGTGCGCGGACCAAAGCCGCTGCCGACTTGGCCCTTGCCGCCTGTTACCGTCTGGATCAGGTTTGCAGGCGGGGGAATGTATCCACCACCCGCAGGAGCGCCACCAGAAGCAGGTGCGCCGCCGATTGTGACTGGAGACGCGCGGCCCGTGTTTTTGTCCACGGAATAGAACCCGTTGGGGCCTTCCACGATAGCAACGTTGGGCTTTGAACCCCCTTCTGCGATCATCTGCCCATTCCCGTCGAACCGGCGTGCGCCTTCGTTCAACGTAAAGGCTGCATGGGCCTTGCTGTATTCCTCAATCGTCTGTGCACTTGATTGGATGCTTGCAAACGCCGCCTCGCGCTGGTTCGGATCCGAAAGCTGTTGCGCCACTTGGGCAATGTGTTCCGGCGACCAGCCTCGGGCCTGCAATTCGGGGGCAAGCGCCTGCATGGCCTGCGCAGTCTGTTCAGCCGGAACCTTTGCAAGTGACAGAACAAGCGGAGCCGTACCGCGCGCCACGTCAATCGTGCGCTTGCGGCCCGCGTCATCCATGCTGTCAAGCTGTTGGACAAGCTGCGGGTTACCCGTCTGGAATGCCGCTTGTCGCGCCCCGGCGGGGTCTGTGCCGTACTGGCGCACAACATTGCGCTGGGAGGCCAAGTCCTGCGCCTGTTGCTGCTGCGCCTGCTGCTGCTGGGCATAAGCTGCGTTCTGGCGACGACGATCCTCGGCATCGCGCATCGTGCCCACAATGTCGAGTTGCGGGGTTGCGAACGCCTTTAGGACGATGTTTGAGTCGAGCTGGGCCATTAAAGATCAATCACGCCGGAGTAAGTCGGGACGCGGTTCATGCTCCAACTGTCCGCTACAGAAGTGCGAGAACCATAAGCACCGGGGTTGTAAGTCGGACTCTTGTTCGCAAAATAGTTGCCCAGATTGTTAGCCGTCTGCCCGATAGTGTTACCAATGCCCGCATACATGGACGACGTAGCATTGCCCGCCGATCCGATAGCGTCCCCGATCTGGCCGCGCGCGTTGGCGTTGGCTGTCTGCATTGCCTGCCCCGCCGCGATGCCCGTATTCGTCGCGGTCTGGCCCACACCCGCCAGCGAGGCCAAGCGGTTATACCGGCCCGTCAGGTTGTTGTTGAACCGGTCATACGCCGCGCCAAACTCATTGGATGCATAGCCTTGGTTGTACCGCGCGAGAGCCTTTAGGGCGCCGCCAGACAATGCCCCTGCCCGCGCCGCAGCCGAAGCGTCAACGCCCCGTGCGCCTTCGTCCATGCGGAACTGATAGCCGGGGTCTTTGATAAAATCGGCGTTGGTGAACGTCTTGTCGAACTGCCCGCCCGGTCGCGTTCCTGCCACCAAGTCCTTGAGCGACGTATACCCCGCCTCACGATACGGCGCGAGGTCGGTTCGGCTTTGATCGTACTGGCGCGCGTTTTCTGCGATCTGCGCTTGGCCCAAAGCGGCCTGTTGCGCCGCTGCATTCTTTTGCGCGCCAGCAGACAGTAAACCGCTACCAATGGTTGCAGCCGCCCCAATCCCTGCCGCTACTGCTACGAAAGCCATTTCACAGCCCCTTCATCCGGCAGGATCAACAGCGCTTCAGCTTCTTCAGCCGACTTGGCCTCGCAGGCATGGATCGTCGTCCACACTGCGTCCTCCAGTACATGCACGCAGTTTTTGCGGCCAGCAGGCACAACAAACGTTGCGGGGGCAGTGACCTCACTAACGCCGTCCTCCGTCACGATCTTGAGCCGACCCTTGGAAATGATCGTCACATGCTCTTGCGCGTGCATATGGCCCACCGCGATGCACCCGGCAGGCAAAGATACCTCACGCACGTAAAGCCCGTGCGCAAAGCGATGCACAGGGATAATCTCGATGTGCTGTTCAGGGATTGCCATTAGCGCCGCTTCCATCGCGCGCACCCGGTCAATCGCCGGAACTGAAGGCGAGGCCAAATCAGGCAGCATCAGCTAACCTCACGCCCGGAAACGCGGAACGTAATGGCCGTTGCCGTGCCTGCTTTCGCCGAAATGAAGTCGCCGGGGTTCAGGATATGCCCGACCACTTCGGGACAGACATACGTTGCGCCCGCCGCAATTGACTGCGCGCTGACAACAGTATTGGTCACACCCGCTGCGCCGGCCAGCTTGACCAAGTTAACAGTCAGGGTCGCCGCCGTACCCGTGGTGTTCGTGGCGGTCATTTTGTCAATAATGGCGCGGGTGCTGGTCGGTGCCGTGTACTGCGTTACGTCCGAAGTCGTAAGCTGAAGGGGGTCAACCAGTGCTTTGGCTACAACGGTCACGAGAACGTGCCTTTCCTTAGATCGTCGATTTGCGCTTGGAGATTAGCGATCATCCCGATGTAATCAGGAACAGGCGCTAGATCGTCAGGGGCGCTCACGGTCTGGAAAGACACGGGCGAAACGTCATCGTCGGCGGGTGCTGCCACCACCGCCACAGGTAGAAGATCACCCCCTCCCTGATTAAGCAGCGCGGACACACTATCACTTCCGCTGTTCGGATACAAGAGGAACGCCTCCGCATCGTCAACACCGCCTGTATTTATGTTTTTGAATAGGTCCGTGAACAGCCGATACCAAATCGGCGCGCAAAGTCCGGTCTGCGGATCGACCACAGGGACATTTGGCCCGATGTAAAGCGCGGTCATGCCTTGCCCCCCGCCATTTCAAGCGCGGCACCTGTAAAGACCACGCGGATAGGGTCGCTCACCGCCACTTTGAACAGCCGGTCGCGTGATTTTCCTAGGCGGCGCCACCGCACACGGGTTTCGTATTCACCCGCCGCGCCAATGTCCGCCCATTGCTCATTCGACCAAGTATAACCGCCATCGTCCGACCATTGCAGCATCGCCTGCGGGTCAACGCCCTGTCCGGTCTGCAAGCCGGTGCCGGTCTGCATGAACAGTTCGAGCGCCTGATAGAACGAATAATTGCCATTGTTCGTCACATGCGGGCAAATGCGGAACCGTTCGATGGCATCCCCGTTGTCGGTGAACGTGTCGAGATCCAGCACGTAAACGTTACCGGTTTCCCAATCGCCCACCAAAGTCTCGTTGGCGAAGTTCATCTGGCAGTTCGACCGGTGCCGGGTCATTGTCCCGTCGGCCTTACGGTATCCGCGCTCGTGCCAAAGCCCGTTGGATGCGTCATAACACCATGTCGCCCCAGCGGTCGGGAACGTCAGCACGTAGAAGCTATGGCCTTCCTGCTGGTAGGTGTAGGCCACTGCGTCTGATACCGTGCTGTAGGCGTTCACAGCGGCTTCCAGGGCATGGTTTGAAACACGTTGCGGCGTGTAGCCTGCCGCGCGCTGGACAATCCCTTGCCCGCGATCATCGGTCGAGAGCCAAAAAACCGTGTTGTCCATCTTGGCGACACTGTTTGCCGCCGCGCACCCGTTTTCGATGAACGCGCCTTGGATGCGCTGCAACGGGAAGTCCGCGCCGCCGCTATCATACCAAATCTCGGTAGAGCTTTCGCCAAACAGCCAAATCTCGCGGTGGTTGACCAGTACCGAAACCAGATTGTCGGGCGAACCTTCCGCCGAAGCAAAATCAAGCCCGTCGATCCCGGTGCCGTATAGCTGGGTGATCTGGAACTTGCCCGAATCCGGCACATTCCAAATGAAATAGCCATCAATGTAATCAACGCGCACACCGCCGAGAAAGTCGCCGTCCGTGATCTGCGTTACCGTGCCCGCGACCGGGTCGATGAAATACCCCAAGGTATCGCCCATCACGAGCATGACGATCAGGCCGTTGGACGCCATCGAAACCGTGCCGGTGGTATTCGACACCACGCCCATTAACAGCGCGGTCTTGTCGGCATTGACACGCCACACTTGCTGGCCTGCCACGATGACAGAGGTGTTGGCGTCGAAGCGGATCATGCCGCGAATGCCGCCATTGGTCAGCGTGGTCCAGAGCGAAAGACCCGGCGTGCCGATCAGCGCAACAGGTGAACGCGAGGAGCCGCTTTCGCCCATTTCGGGGTAAAGGTTCATTGTCCGCTGGGCGTCAAACGATGGCGAGCGCCCGTTGAACGAGCCGCCAAGGAACGGGAAGCCGCTCATCAGTACCCGCGAGCCGGAACCACCCGGCCCCCACCTGTAAGCAGGCTATCGTACCCCATGACCGGCAATTCACGGTTGGCGCGCTTTATGACCGCTTTGGTTGCCTTGGCATAGGCTGACACATCGGCCCCGCCGTATTCCGCCTGAAGCTCTACCGCGACCGCGTATTGGAGCGCGCGGGTGTATCCTGGCGCAAGTGTCAGCACGTCAGTGCCGCTTGTGACCGCCGCAAGCTGCTGGTTATAGTTGGCCGTGAACGTCGTGGCATACAGCGGGGTCGGCCAGAGGATAACCTTTGCCAGCGGGGCATCGTTCACGAACACAAACCGTTCGGTGATCTGCTGCTGAATCGTCTTGATGGGCTGGTTCATCCACTCTTGCAGCGTCCATTCTGCAACGGGAAAATCCACGCTGTTCACGCTGCAATAGGCCGCATGGATGGCGGTAGGACGGATGCCGTCCCAATCGCCGCCCGGTCCCATCGTGTAGGTGTTCTTGCCCGCGACCGTTGCATACGTGGTCGGCAGCGAGCCATAGACTGACAGGTTCTCGATATTCCACGTCTCAAGCACATCGTTAAGCGCTTGGATGCCGTCCTGAAGCTCGGCAGCGGACGGGGCTTCACCTACCGCCAGCGCATTGATCTTGCGCATGGCCGTGGTGACAATACCGAGAACGGTGGCAGACATTATGGACCTTTTCGGAGAGTGAAAGCTGGGGCGACCCTAAAGCCGCCCCAAGCCGTCTTACTGGTACAGCCAGCCAATCGGGCCAACGTCAGCCGTGAACGTGGTCGGCGCGGTGAACGAGGCCGGAAGCGTACCGAACGTGCCGGTCGAGCTTGCGGTCATCTGGTTGCCGCCGTTTGCCGCTGCATGGGTGCGGATCGTGGCGGTCGTGCCGTTCTGCTGGTACGCGATGAAATAGCGCCCCGGCGTCAGTGTCACGGTGTTCAGAAATGCGCGGTTCTGGAATGCGTTGGCACCCGCCGAAAGCGCACCGGCAACAGCCGAGTTGGTGATCAGCACGCCATTGCTATCATACAGCGCGACAAGCCCGTTGTCGGTGCCCGCCGTGGTGCCGTTCAGAATGCCGATGCCGGTCCAAGTCGCAACGAACGGAACGAAAATTTCCGAACGATAAAGCGTGCCCGCAACCATCGTGGTGTTGGTGCCTGCCGAAGCAAATGCCTGGATGTTTGTGTTCGGCAGAATGCGCGGACCCTGCGGCGCAGTCGGAACCGCAATACCCGCGCCAGAATACTGGAACGAGACGTTGCCGCCCTGAGTGATTGCCTGGACCGGGCTGTCAAGCAGGAGTGCACCCGACTGAACCGGATAGCCGGTAGCAGCGGAGGCAAGGCCCTGCGCAATCAGCGCGGCTTCAGTGACGCTATCAAAAATCTGGACCGTGCCTGCGGCATAGCCTTGATACGAACGAATGAGAGAAACAGCCATTTTGAAAAATCCTTGAAAGAGCAAAAAGCGAGGGCGGACCGAAGCCCGCCCGTCGCCGCATCAGGTTGCGTAAATGCAGGCCAGTTCAGGATAGGTCGCTGCCCACCCGAACAGCACGTCCAGACGCATGATGTAGTTATCGTTCACGCCGTCGTAGAACTCGGTAACCTTCAGGTTCATGCCCTTGTAGGATTCCTGCGCCACGTCGATCACGCCGCGACCCGAAGGCGGGGCGTACATCGGGACCATCGCCAGCGTGAACGCATCGCGGTGGAAGCCGACGTTGGTGTTGTACGAACCCGACGCTGTGCCGAAGATCGTGATGGTGGCCGAGTTGGCAGGCGAGGCGGTCACGTTCTGGAAGGCACCGCTTGCCACAATGGCGGGGCTGATGCTGATCGAGGTGGCCGACGAAGCCGCGTCCGCAGTCACAACGAACTGCGCAAGCGTACCGGTGGACTGGCGCGACTGGGGGTTGACCGCGAACACGTTGGCGAACGTGATCTTGGAACCCTTGGTGATCGTGCCGTTCAGCGCGTTGACGGTGATGGTTGATCCGGTCTGGCCAGCACCGTTCACGGTGTTGGTGGCAACCACTGCCGTGCCGTTGGTGTGGATCGCAACGTTCTGATCCATGCCCACATCAAGGCCAAAGCTGTTCTGCAAGCGGCCCGAAGTGAACTGTTCGCCCACCTTGGAAGCGCTGTTGAACAGACCGGCCATGCCCTGAACCATTGAAGCGTTGAACGCCGGGTTCATGATGAGCGAACGCCCGCCGTCCTTCACCGGGGCGCCCATTTCGTCGAGACGCTGGTTCACACCGGTCATTGCCGCGATGGCAAGGGCCTGCGTGTTCGGCAGCGTGCCGGGGGTGCCGATGGTGTTGAACGTGTTAAGACGGGCCGTATCAAGGCCCTGGCGGTCGATTTCGTTCGCCACGGTCGCCATAGCAGCCTGAAGCTTCTGGTTCATCTGCTGGATCGACAGGGTGCGCTCAAAGCCGGTAAAGTTGAGGTCCGTACCGCCCTGCGTCAGGGTCAGCGGGACAGTCGTCTCAACGGTTGCCTGCGGAACAGCCACGCGGCCTGCGCGGTAGTTGTAGCGGGGCGGCTTCTTGATGTTGATGGTAGCGCCAGGCGAATAACCGCGCGACTGATTGGCGGTAAACTCTTGATCCCAATCACGATTGACCGTGCTGGCGAATGCAAGCTGGTTTTCAAGGATTGCGAGGGCTTCCTTCGCAATGATCGAGCAAGTAACGAGGCTATTAGACATAGGGAAAAGTCCATCTATGGGAAAGCCGACGCTTCACAGCGTGGGCAAACTGAAACTTTGACCTTAGAACTTGGCTCCCTGTTTGCGCCTGAACTCGATGTATTCTTCCGTCGAGAGCTTCGCAGGATCGACCTGTCTGGCGGGTGCCGAACGGATCGGGGAAACGGGGGCCGGTGCCTTGGTCGTCGGCTTGGCAACGGGTGTCGATAGTGCTGCCTCAAGACGCCCCAGTTCCAAAGCTGCCTTGTTAGGACTGAGTTTATTCAGCCGTTCGGCGTACTCGGGATGCTGCGCCATGTGGTAAGCCAACTGCGGCCCTAGTTCGCTGTCAAACAAGGCGTCGGCAACATGCGGTGCAATGTTGACTTCCGACGAACCGACCACTTCAGCGTAATCGGGGAGCGTTTGACGGGCTTCCTCCAGTTTCGCCGCCCAATTCGCCTCGCGGACCATGCTTTCGGTCTGCTGGGCTTTGACGGTAGACTGTTTGTTGATTGTCTGCTCGACCTTCCAATCGGTCAGCGCTTCAACATACTCGTCGTAAGTTTCAAAACTGTCGGGGGTTGGCTTCGAAGCGCCTTCAACGGGCGAAGCTGGCGTCGGTTGGCTGACGAGGCCCTTGTAAAAATCGCGTTCGCGTTCGGCTTCCCGTCGCGCACGAGTAAGATCGTTAATGCGATCCTGCGCCGTCTTACCACGTCGCTTTTCTTCGTGCAAGTCCTCTGGTTGTTCGCCTTCTTCCGCCTCTACTTCCGGCTCGGCCTCGGCATTTACGGTTTCGGGGGTTGCTTCCGTAAAGCGCCCCTGCTCGTCGCGCGGGGCTTCGGTGATAGTCTCGGGAACTTCTGCCACTTCGTCAGTCATTTATGCCTCCAACAGCATGTGCATCACGTAAACAAGGTCGGCTTCTTCAATATCCCGCAATCTGACGCGCTCGTTTTCCGCCTCGATTGTGCGGGTAATCATGGCGTTTAGATCTGCTACTTTGCTTTCCAGCTTGGCGAGCTTGGCCTTGCGGACTGCCTGCGCTTTTTCGCGGCGCGCTATTGTCGCCCGTGCAACCGATGCGCCCATCTGGTCGGCGTATTCGCGCTCACGCTTGGCAATGTCCGCCAGCAACTTCGCTACGCCGTCGTTGGTCTTTGCTATTTCCTTGCGGGCCTCGACCACCACAGGCGGAACAACAACAACCGGCTCTTCTGTCTCGCGACGATGAGTTTTCTTGCCCCACGGGTGCCAGAATGGCCCTGCGACAAGTACGGTGGGCGTGGAGCTTGCCGTTGCAGCCACACCCGAAACGATAGCGCCTTGGCTTACAAGCGCGCCGCTGGTGTCATGCGTGACCGCCAAGCCCGATCTTGCTGATACGCCCGCAATGACCGCCCCAGCGCCCGTCAGGACGCCCGTGGAGGCGTGAACCGTGATATGGGTCGCAACACCCGCAACCGTCGCCCCTGGCCCTGTGAGCGCCCCTGTGGCGCTGAAAGCCCGGAAGCGGACGCTTGTCCCCGCGATGGTTGAACCGGGGCCTACAAGCGCGCCTACAGCGTTGAAACCGGTGAAGCGGACACTTGCGCCCGCAATGGTCGAGCCTTGCCCGGTCAGCGCACCGCTGGTCGTGTGCGGGTGAACCGCAACGCCTGCAATAACCGCACCGGGACCAGTCAGCGCACCGGTCGTGGTATGCGTTACCGGGCCTGTGCCGCTTAGATTAAGCTGAAGAAGTGTTAGCAGGCTCACGGAACGGCCAGTTTCGTCGCCACAATCTGGTCACCAATCTCTCCGTGATCCTCGATCTGCCATCCCGCAAACGCCTCCGCAGCCGCGTAGGCCGCAGCCAGATCATCGCCGTAATCAGCCTCCCATTCAAATCCGCCAGGGACTTGTTTATACAGCACGATCATGGCTAAAATGCCTTTATCGCCACGTAGTTGAGGGTTGTGGACACGCCCGCCGTGGTGACAATAGCGCGCACAAGTTCGGCGTTGACGTTGTTGACAGTGGCTTGAATCGTGGATGCGGTGACTGCGGTGAGCGGGGAGCCAAGGCTGTACCAAGTCACACCGCCGTCCTCACTGCCCTGCAACTGAAGCGCGGGTGCCGTGGTTGTCACCAAGGTTGTGGCAATGGTAAGCTGCAAGTTGGGTGAAGCGGCTAGGACAGTCATCGTCCCTGTCGTGGCGTTCAGCGCCTGTGTAGACGCCAATGTGCGGTCGATGATCCTGCGAAATGGCATCGCACGGTCATACGACTGAATGCGGTTAATAGCGCGCGTGAAGCTGGGCGTTGTGCCTGCGACCGTCTGCACATAGCGGACACGGTTGCCGACCTGTGGCAGCTTGGGGCTGCGGTACATGCCCGTCGCGGTAATGCGTGGAAAGTGATAGACATCGAACCAGTTCACCCCTGAGTCGTCGCTCTCTTGGATGACTACATCCAGTGTTGGGGTTGTGCCTGAAACCACCGTGACAGGAATATTAATTTCGTAAGACAGACCGGAACCCGGCGTGAATGGGCCAGCGTTTGTCGTGGTGGTCAGTGCGGCAGAGGCAACATCTGCAGCAATTACAGGAGCCGACAAAGTCATGTTGGCAGAAGATAGGGTGACGGTGCCGATGACGCTGGAGCCAGCAGGGGTGGGTGCGCCACCGGGGACCCACGTATTCGAAGCGCGCAGTGAGACAGTGGCGGTGCCTGTCATCGCGGCAAGGCCAGTCACGCGGATTTGCTGGAACCCGCTGCACTGAACCTGCCAAATGCCGGTCTGCGCAGACGCAAGGGCTACACCCCATGAGCCACCGCCGACGTTGTAAACCAAGGTGCCGCCGAAGGTGACCCATGTGGTGCCGTCCACCGTACCCTGCACCGATAGCGCGCCGGTATACGTGCCGGTGACTTGGAACGCCACTACAGTGCGCCCAGCGGTTGCTATCGCCACAGCAGAGCCTGCCGTCGCCGCACCAGCAGGGACGCTGTTGATGACGGTGATCGTGCCACTGGCGGTCACTTCTGACACGACTGTGGGCAGATCGACGCCGCCGCCTGTTACGGTGACCGTGCCGATGTTGGTGCCAGCAAGCGGGGTGGAAAGGCTGATCGGCGTGATAGATGTGGCGTTGCGCTTCTGGGTCAAATAAACAGTGACCGTGCCAGAAGTGTAATTGCTGACCTTAGCCCTGACATAAGCAGCGGTAGAGTTATAGGTGTACAGCCCTGTGGAAGTGATTATCGTTGTCAACGCGCTATACGCGCTGTTGTTATTCGATAACCACAGAGATGCCCATGTGACGTTGTCGTCCGAATGTTCGAGCGTAATTTGGTTGCTTGTACCCGCATTCGTTACATGGATCGAGCCGCCGTTGAACCCAGCGTTCGGCAACGACATGAGGGTGGTCTGCGACGATGCGCTGGCCGTGGTGGTCAGGCTGTCCAGCACGTTGTCGGGCTTGGTGGGTAGCGGGTTCGAACTCGACACCAGCGATTCACCCGCAGCACCACCTGCATCGATCTGCATGACTTGGGTTTTGATGCCCGCGCGGTCAATGTCACGAATGACATCGCCGCCAGTGCCTGTGTTCAGGGTTGTGTTGTCAGCCATGTTACGCGCTCAAGGCCGTATAGGTCAGCGACGAACACGAAACCGTGTCGCCCGCGTTGATCGTCAAGCCGCCGGTCATGTTGATGTCCGAAGCCGAAGCAGCCACCGCGCAGTGAACCACCACCGTGCCGCCTGATGTTTCCAACGTGGCCGTAGCAACCGGCGAAGCGTTACCCGTGGCGTTGGTGTCCGATGTGATCGCGTTGGCCGTGGCCGTGCCGGTGGACGATGCACCAAACGCCGTGGCGGATAGCGACAAGGTAGCCACCGCAGTACCAGGCGAACCCACAGTGCCCGTCAGCCGGAACTTGAGCTTGCCCGATGCGCCGATCAGCGCCGTTACAGCGTCCGTGGCAGCATTACGCGCCGCCGTTGTATGAGTGACCGCCATTATTCTTCTTCCTTGTTTTCAGGTTCAGCCAGCGTGCCGACAACCTCCACAGTTTCCGTCTCGCCCGTCGCCGCGCGCTTGATCTCTAGGGTGATGCGTACCTCACCGGGTGTGCCTTCAAGGTTCATGCGGGCAGTCCTTCCTGCGGCGGTTCAACGGGTTCTGTGGCTTGATCGTTCTGGCCTTCGCTGTCCGCGACCTCGCCGTGATAGACCGCGCCAGATGGGGCCATGATCCGCATGACTTTGCGCTTGGGCTTGGTCAGCGCCGCGAGCATTTCCTTGAGTGCCGCGTTCGGATCTTCCGTAGGCTTGGCAGGGGCCTTGGCTTCCATCGCCGCGCCTGCGTCCGCTGCCGCCTTGATCGCGTCCCGTTCCGCCTGCTGCTGTTCCATCTTGGCGATCAGAATCTTGACCATGCCGGACAGTTCGGAATCATCGTGCTTGGCCGCTGCATTGATCTCGGCAACCTTGATCCGTGCCGATGCGTCGATCTGCGCCTTGGTCACGCCGGATTCCAGTTGTTCCATTTCCTGCTGCATCTGCGACAAGGCATGGTCCATCTGCCCGATCATCTGGCCAGCCTGGTCCAGCGGGATCGGCCCGTTTGGCGTCTGCACCATCGGCGGCGCGTCTTTTTCGTCCTGCGGCTTGTCAGCGAGGCCCGGTGGCAGCGTCTTGGCGATACGGTCGGCAATGTCATCCGCACCCGGCCAATCCATCGCACGAACGATCTTGTCGCCTGCCACTTCCATGAGCTTGGGCCATGACTGCGACATCTGGACCATGCTCTCCGCCGCTTCCTGCCGCAGCGTGTTGTAGGCTGGGCCGGTCGTGACGATCACGTCATACTTGCCAACGGTCAGGTCGTTCAGCACGGTCTGTACCGCCTGCCCGTAATCGTCCATCTTCTCTTCGGGCTTGTTCACCTCGACCTGCGAGGCCTGCCCGTCCTTGCCAAGAATGCGCAAAATCCGCTGGGAATCGTAAACGCGCGGGATGCCCGATACCATTACACGGCCAAGGTGGCGCATCGTGCGGGTGAGGTTGTCCGAGTAGTGGAAATTGCCCACATCGCCTTGATGCTGGCGCGCACGGATCGCAATGCCGCTGGTTTCGTTTGAGCGGTTTCCAAGCGATGCGTCATAAATGCCGGTCACCGCCTTCACGTTGTCCCGTGCAAGGCCTGCCATCGCAATAAAGCCCGAAGGCACATCGGCGGGCTGTTGGCGCTGCGGGGCCGGCGCAAGCGTCCCGTCGATGGTGACGGGGTTATACTCCAGGTATGGGAACGACTTGACGTTAGCGGCCTGCCAATCGTCCTCGACGCCTTCGAACTGGCCCATTGCGCCGATGTACGGGGCCTTGGTGCGGAGGGCGATCTCCTCGGTCGCAGCGGTCAGCCAATAGTTATACATCTTGGCCGGGTCTTTGGCGTTGCGGATGATGCCCGAGCGCGAAACCTTGCCGTCAATGTCGATCTCATCACCGTAAACCGGGAACAGCGGTATCCAATCAAACGGGACTTCCGCCTTTTCCAGCACCTCACGCGCGGTCAGTTTGTACCACATGACCTTGCGCAGGTTCGTGGGCCGTGTGCGCCCGGTCGGTGCCACGCCGGGGGGAATGTCCGCCACGATGAATTGGCCTTTGACGCGCCCCACGCCGTCGCTGAACTCAACCAGCGTGGCAGCTTCGTATTCGAACTTGTAGTACTCCGCGATGCGGACAAAATCCTCGCCCAGCCAATTCTGATCGTCGCCCGTGCCCTTGGCGATGTAGTCAATCGTCGCATCCTTGCGCGGATACATGCGCTCAAACTCGCGCTTCGGCTCCTTGCTGGTGACAATGCCAAACTCTGCATCGCTGCCATCGGGTTCACTGGATGACGGATCGAGATAGACCGTGAACGGGTTGCGCACCCGCTTGATCTTCATGTCCTGGTTGAAGCTGGTCGGGTCGCAATACTCGGTCACAAGCCGCAGGAAGCCAAACCCAATGCTGGCCGCGCTATCTAGCGCCGTGTCATATGCCGCATCCGCACCGCTGTCGTATTCGATATGGCGGATCAGGCCCTCAATGACCTCGGCCACTTCCTCATCGGCGCCATCGCTCACCGGGTGGACGTGGATCGACTGTTCATTCTGCCGCACATCGTTGACCACCTGATGAATGATCGCCGGGATGTTGTTGTTGGTCAGGCAGGGGCGGCCATCCAACTCACGCTGGCGCACGGACTGCTCATCCCATTGATCGCCCTTCTTGAACTTCAAGTCCTCAAGCGCGTCTGCCCGATCACCGTCGTTCGCGTTGATGCACAGTTCAAGCCGCTCGCGGCATTCAAAGATCAATTCGTCGTCGGTCATTTGCAGGGTTTCCCAATACACGGGCGCACCATCAGGAGCGGGTCAGCTTGGATCGGGGTGAACCCATACCGCGCGTAAAATTCGGCCAACGCCTGCTGGTCCAGCGGGCTGTCGGGATCAGGCTCGACGTGAACCAGCAGGAACTTGCCAGCCAAGTCCGCATCCGTGCAGGTTGCGAACACAAGCGCCGAAGCATCACCGCGCCCTCTGTATTCGGGTTCCGTGCGCACACTGGACACCTCAAGCACTTGGCGGCGCATCGCTACGGGCAAGGCCTTCGCAACGCCCACCTTGAGGCTTGCGTGGCCGTAGTGGCGGATACCTGGCGTCATACCACCGCTCCCATCTCAATCTCATGGAACAGCGCTGTCCGCCGCGCGCCGTTGATGCGGACGTTGGAGCGCGATGCCTGACTTGCCAGATTGTCGATCGCCGCATGGACCGCATCGTCGTACGCGGGCAGCATCAGTTCAGCCGAGCCAATCCGCACGCTGCCGTCATACAGTTCAAGCGCCACGCCTTGCATGGTGCCGATCTCAAACGCGGTCTTGGTGAGGCGAAGGTTGCTCATGCCGCCCAGCTCCTCGGCGCAATGGCAGGACGCACACGGCGCACGACCTTGGTGGCTATGGCACGGCGCGCGCCCTCGCAGGCGTACCGCAGCGCGTCGATGCAGTGATTGTTCTTGTCCGCGAGCTTGGGCAGGACTTGCTCCGTCAGCGGATCAACCTCAAAGCTGTAGAGCGTCAATTCGTCGATCACATGTTGGCAGCGCGGGTGCACGATGATGTCAAACGACTTGAGGAACTCGACGCCTTCTTCGACTGAACGCGCGCCCTTGACCGCCGAGAGTATCTTCGGGAAGCCGTGGTTCCGCAGGTAGCTGATCGTCTCTGGCCGCGCGCTGTCAGCGGTCAGCGGCCAGCGTTCGCTTTCAGGCACAGACAGGAACAGCGCGGGCAGGTTGTTGATCTCGGTGCCGACCTGCCAAGCTTCATGGTCGATGTAGAGATTATGGCCGTCAATGTAACAACGGACCAGAACGCTGGGGTCGATGCTGAACCCAAAGTCCGCGCCCATGCGGAACGTGACGCCCGCGGGCGTTTCAAAGTCCTCCACGCGCCAGTTGCGAAACACGCGGGCTTCGCTGTTGCGCTGATACTCACCTAACCAGATGTGCGCGAACTTGTCCGGGTCGCGGCTGCGATCATATTCCAGTTCGGAAAGCAGCACGTCGGGAAGCCACGGGTTATCGCGATAGTTGGCTTGCACGACGATTGCGTCAGGTGGCGGCTCTTCTCCGCGTAGCAGCGAATCCACCGGGTCAGTGGCCTGCGATGGGTTCCAAGTGAACCACAGTTCGCTGCCGGGCTTGCGGATCGTCGGACGGAGCAGGTCAAGCGAGCGCTGTGAAAGCGACTGTGCTTCCTCGACCCATGCAATGTCATAACCTTCAAGCGACTTGATGCTGTCGGCTGTGTGGTTCTGAAGGCCTTGAAAAATAATCAAACCACCATGCGGACACTTGATTTGATTAAGCTGGACCTCAAACAATTGCCCAATGCCCATCGCCTCAATCTTAAGCTCTAAAAGCTTCTTTACCGATTGAGCCAATGACTTTTGAATTTCACGCAAACACACCGCGTGAGTGCGTTCCATAATGCACTTTTCAAGAAGCATCTCAGCAAATGCGTGCGACTTACCCGAACCACGGCCACCATATACGCCCTTGTAGCGCGATGGTTTCATCATCGGCAAAAGCCATCGCGGGGTTTCGATGACTAACTCAGCCATGAGCGGCGTCCACGATCCGGCGCGTAATCATCCGCACTTCGATCTCGCCATCCGCACCAGTGCCTTGCAATGTCGTGGGCAGCACCTTTCCGATCAGCGCCAGAAACGCGGCAGGGCTGGAGAAGGCGCACGCGGTCAAGTAATCCACGCCGCCGGCCTTATCCAGCGCGCCAAGGATCATTGATTTAAGATCAGCGTTGATCTTATTAGGCACGCCCTTTTTGCGACCAGGGCCGGGGGTGCCATCTCCCACCTTGCGGTTTTTCGCCGTTAGTTTTTCAGGAGCGCCCGCTGTCATGGGCGAACCATCTACACGGCTTTTTTAGCTGGGTCGCTATGACATAAATAGGCCCACGAAATTAAATCGACAGCCTCGGCAACACACGGAACACAGTCCGCAGCGGGATGTGAAGCTCCCTAGCGATGCGTGACTTATTCACCCTGCCTTCGGTCGCCCGCATGTCTTGAGCGCGCTGTAGGATGCGCTGGCGCTGCTTGGCAGGCCTACCGCGTTCATTTGCCATCGTTGCTGCTCCCTTGTGGACCGTTCCAAAATACTTTGGTGCAAGATTTGTCACATGCCGAAGCTTTGCAGGTCGGGCACCAATGACCGAACCCCACATTCCATGTATTAACCGGCCCGCCACATGTTCCACAAAGGTTGAGCGGCTTGGGGTTCCAATCATGCGGCACAACAAGTGCGGAATATGCTCGAAACCCGCACAGAAGCTGTTTTGTTTCGACCCTCATGGCTTGCTGCTCCCTTGTGTGATCACGCTGCTGATCGGTTTCCATGTCATGTGGTTTGCTCCTGGCGAACAGCGACCACATCCCAAGGCCCGCCGTCGTGTGCCCATACAAGCTGGCCTGCTGTGTAGGCGTTGGCGCGGTCCACGTAGCCGTTTCTGAATTGCACGGTGTATTTCATGGTTTTATCCTTTGGGCCTTGCTTGCCGGATACGAGGCGGAAGCCTGCTGCGGGGATTGGTTCAGTCGGTAAGCTCACGCATGGCCTTCTGCACCTCGCGGGTAATTGAGCCATTGCGGACCAAGCGAGCCCATTCTTCCATCGGCAAACCAGCGTTGATGGCACGGGCTACCACGGCGTTAGTCGCCTCAATTTCACCGGGCCGCGGCTTCCATTCCTCAGATCGGGCGCGAGGCGGCTCACCAGGCTTGATGTTCCCGGCATGGTCCACATACCAAAACGGCGCATGTTCGCTTGGACGGCGAGCGTTGTAGGCATCGCATAGGTCGTGGGCGTACTCACGATCAGTCCGAGTAAACACGATTGGTTCGGCTATCTCGCGGCCCTTTTCGTCCCTCACGAGGATCGTGACGATCTCACCAGGGCGGGCTCCACGGCCAGTGTTGACCATGACGGGGCCGTCGCGGCGTAGCGGGTTACTACTGGTCATAATTGCCCTCCAAGATTTTCTGAAAGTTGGCGCGCTTGAACACCCAATCGAAGGTGCAGCCGTGCCAGCCACTGTCGCCCCGCAGAAACGCGGACCTCTCAATCTTTCCAAATACGTCTTGGAAGTCGTCCAGTTCGTACTGGCCTATGCGGGCTTTCAGCAGTTCCCGGCGAGATGGCGTGAGTGTTCGCACCGCTGGCTTGCCCAGCTTGGGCGCTGCCTCGTTCCAGATCTCGACAACGTGTTCGGGCTTGAGTGCATCGCCAGATGCACAAGAGACGATAGTCTCTAATCTTTCTGTATCTGTTTCTGTATCTGCTTCTGGCGCGTTACCATGCGTTCCAGCAGCGTTCCCTTGCGTTCCGTTGCGTTCCGTTTCCGCAACCTGTTGTTTCTGGCGTTCTTTCCAAGCAGACTTGCGTTCCGCTGCCGTTCCATCTTCACGTTTCGGTTGACGCTTTTCCCATCCTGTCAGCTTTTCACCGTCCAGAACCTTGCCTTGCATGGCGTCCATGATCGCAACCACGGCGCTATCATCAAGATCAAGCGCGGTTGCTACGTCCTCGACATCAAAACCGCAGAGCGTGCCGCGTTCGTCGGAATTAGCCCCGGCAGACACCAGCATGAACGAGAACACAGCCATTACGTCACCAACGCGCTGACCGCTCTTGCGGGCAATTGTGCGCCACTTTGGATCGGTAGGCATATCGTGCCAAAGGCGAACCCAACCGCTCATATCAATGCTTCCACAAACACATGCAGGCCCGGTACATCACCGTAGACCTTGCTGATTGATATGCGGGCCACCTGCGCGTCATCCTTCCAGACGATCCCGTTGAGCGCATCGCAGCACTTGGCGATATTGTCCGCGTCAGGCTTGCTGGTGTGGTGCAGGGCCTCGCGTTTGCGCTTGGGTGACCAGCTTGGTGGGATGCCAAACACCGCCGTCATCTTGACGCCTACAGGGCCTTCAAGAAGCTCCTGCGCGCCCATCGCAACGTGACCGGCATATGCGACCGTGCTTTCATAAGCTGCCGTCTCAGCAGGCGTGTAGGCGCGGCCAGACTTGCGGCTGAACCGGGGCCGACCTTTCCCGCGAGGGGTGCCAGGAACAAAAAACGTGACCTCGCTCATGCGCGCCCCCTGATCGCAACGTGTTCGGTGATGATCCGGCGAGCTTCAGAGGCGGGCATCTTCATGCCGTGCACCCACCGATGGTAATCGGCTTTCCACTCATCGGGGATCAGCGCAGTCGCCCGAGTGTAATGCGTGGCGGCACGCCCGTTGCAGGGGTGGCAGCGCCCGCTTTTGTTGCGATCGGGAATTGCTTTCCCGCAGTCGGTGCATCCGCGCGTCATGCGTATTTGACCTGATGCTTGCATCCAAGATCAGCACGAACGCCACATTTGAAACAAGGCGTTCGATCAGGAATGATAATTGGATTGGACACCTGCAAACCCCGCACAATCTGGCGAACGTTTCCAGTTGGCTCGTATGGCGGAAGAACGCCGGTTCTACGCAACGCCTTATAAACGGCAGGACGTAGCACCCCAAACTTGCGGGCGATCTGTTCAACCGGGACTTTCTGCCTCCACAGTGCGGTCATTTCCTCGCCGCGCGTCATGGCTTCACCATCTTGCGCAGCGTGTCGAAATAGGGACGGCTTTCCGGCTTCGGCTCCATGCCTGTCAGACCAAAAAAGCCATCAAGCAATTTCACGGCCCAGCTAACGGCCTTGCGCTCATCCGGCGTCATTGTGCTTGCGGCCCGAGATCGGCGCAAAGCTTCTGCCATGCCTTCCATGCGCCGTTCGATGACATGCCTAGAAGTTTGCCAGCGGTGTTGACCGTGCAGCCTTCACTCACCAGTTCAGCGATGCGAGCGCGCGTTTCGATTCCGCGCTCAATATTTGTTTTAGACGTTGCCATGTGCAAACTCCTGCATGATGTGAAACCGCCGCACTGCGTCAGGGCCTTCGCGTTCAGCTTGCAGGGCCATGATGCCCCAGATCAGCAGACGCGAACCATCACGCATGTCGTCCTCGTATTCCTGCTGGGATGTGTTCCCGATTGGATCGGACGGCTCGACCGGCTTGATGATCCGCGTCGGGCTGCGGTCGAAATAGCGGCTCATGATGCCATCCCCCGGATCGCATCCAGTTCGCGCTCGATCCGCTCAATGCGGTCCTCAATGGTCGGCACCGCGATAGGCCGCAGCGACCACAGGCCCTCAATCAGCGGCCAAACTTCGGGGTAATGGTAGGCCATCAGCGCGAGGCTTTCGAAGTGCAGTTGCGTCCGGCAGTTCGAAGCGTTGTCGATGGTCGAGGCGCTGCAATTCAGCTTCCGCGCCAACTCATCGCGGTGGATGCCGTTTGACCGCAGGCGCAACAGCGCGCGGCTGATGGCGTTCTCACAATCGGCTAGGGATGGCGGAGGGATAAGTGACAGGACATTTGGTGCGGTCACGATTAATGTCTCCATTATGGATGGAACGATCATCAGCGGCAGGCGAGGCAAGGCAGGCGGTCACATCCGCCCCCTGCAAGCTGCCCGCCAGACGCCCAGCAGCAGCCCTGTCGTGATCGACACAGCGCACCAGATCGCGAGGATGGTCATGCTGCTGTCCGGTTTTCAAAGGCTTCAAAGAAGTCAGCCGGAACAGGCACGCCGCGTTCAGCGCACATCTTGGCAAACGCGATGCGCTTGATTTGGGGGATGCCGCGCACCCGCCACATGTGCAGCGTCTGCGGGCTAAGGGCGAACGAAGCGCAGACCGTTGCCGATCCGGCTTGGTCTATCAACGCGCTGTGGGGGTGTTTGGTTTTTGCCAGAGGAGAAACTGCGCTATGAAATATGGCAATCAACTCAGGCTCAAACCGAAACCACTCCCGGCGAACAAGGTACTTGTGCGCGGCGCGGTGCAACGCCTTCTCAAGAAGAACGTCGCCCTCACGCGTCGCAATCAGTTCAAGATCAAACGGGCAGGCCGTGGCAATAATGGCAACCCGTCGTGTTGGGTTTGCGGCATAGCCGATCTTGCACAGCCCGGCTTCGCGGGCGGCAATCAGGTAAATCATGCTGCTACATCCCGCGCAGGCGTTGCCCGTGCAGCCAGCAGCGACATCGCCGCCATCAGCGTTCGTTTGTTGGTGGGTGTCTGGCCGGTTTCGAGGCGCGACAACGTAGACTGGTGGATGCCGAGCATCTCGCCCATCTCGGATTGAGATACGCCGAGAGCCTTACGGATGTTGAGTATCGTGTCCATGCACCGGATGATAAATGCACATTCGCATTTAGTCAAGCAACGGATAATGGGTTATATGGTTGAGGCCAGTTTAGGGTTATGCAGAGCGCATGAAACAGTCCCTTTCCCAGAAGATCAAGGCGACCCGCCTCTCACTCGGCCTTAAGCAGGGTGATTTCGCCGCGTTGTTCGACACGTTGCAAAGCACGGTGTCGCGTTGGGAGAACGGCACGGCCCCAGAGCATCGCCATCTGCTGAAGCTCGCGGAACTGGCGGGTGTGACGATCGAGCAGCTTTTGAATGAAAATGACGCCGGATTGGATGGAAAAGGAGCCAAAAAGGATATACTTTCAGACGCAACCATCATAGGATACGTAGGTAACGGAGCGGAAGTTCTGTTTTATCAAAGCGATAATGGGGCTTCCATGAATCTCTCTGTGCGTTTCAACGATTTGAATGCAACCGCATTTGCTCTAAAAGTTGAAAGCGATAGCCTTTATCCCACCGCAGAAAATGGATGGGAGCTGGTCTTTGCGCCCGATCCAGCCACCACAGAAGCCGAGATGCTGAACCGCCTTTGTGTGGTCGAGCTTGCCGATGGCAGGACGCTCATCAAGCGGGTGTTGAGCGGGTCAAGGCCGGGTCACTACCACCTGGCATCCAGCAGCGCGCCGATGATCACAGACGCGCTGATCGTCTGGGCCGCA